TAATAACGGAAAAACTCGGGACGAATGGTGCCATCAAATGCTTTAAAGTCACCATCTGTACAATGTGGAAATCTGGCCAGATCTCGGAACAAATCATTCCAGCGAGAGCTATAAATATTAACTCCAACTGTAGTTCCAATCTCCATGGCGTGTTTAGTCTCCTTATCAATAAAATCATCGAAATACTTTCTCAATAAAATATTATACTCAACAGGAAAATTCATAAATGTGCGCGTTTTTCCAATTGCCACTTTAGCTAGAGCCACTCTCTCATCCTTCAACGTTGTTGTTAACGTGTATGGGAACATCATGTGGTTAGCTATGGCAAAATCGTCGGCCTCTAGAACATCATTCAAAAGCTTACCAATTACCAGGACTCCATCATTATTCTCAATTAAATCCGCTTTCTTAAAACCCTGGGTGTTCCATGGGTAACCTGGCGAGGTTTTCAAATCTAACTTCTCCAAACTTGGGGTGTACCTGGCATTGATAGCGTCATCATACTCAAACGTCTTCAATTTATACTGACCAATAGGATAGTACATATCCTGAACAATAGAAAAAGCCTTCTCCAGTAACTCTGGTGGGAAGGGAATAACTTGTGAACCATACTTGGCTACTGATTTTAGGACTGGTGAAACTTTCTCCGTCAACCTTGGGTCGGATGGATATAAGACCGCAGGTTCCGTCAAATGGGGCTGTAAAACCTCATATAACGGGCTGGGTCTTATTTCTGTCTTTGCATTCTGAAACGGTGGTCGTTTCGCTTTGCCCAGATAATACCAGTTTCCATCCAAATCCGATTCAGCATCAAAAAACTCATCCTCTGTTAATTCGACATCTGTGACGAAACCCTGTGTTGTTCTTGTGAAATGTGAAACTACTTGATCATACATGCTCTGTGTGAAAACTTCAGCGTTGCCACTGTAATTGTCACCCGCGACATGCATACCCGCTATTTTCATACCGTTGTTGGTGCTAATAACAAGTAGTGATCCACAATCTCCCTTGACCATCTTCTGATTGTACTGCCATATACCTCTACCTTCATACACCTCACCAAACTCATCCTTATAGGGCGCGTCTGTAATGTATGCGGTAACAGGTATAAGAGCAGGCCAAGTAGCATCAGGCTTGTTTGCATTCTCTCTTGGAACAATTAACAAGGCATCTTCTCCCGCTTCATTTATGTAATGCTTATCATCAAGCAAAAATTTAGACATCTCCTTGAATGCAGATGACGTATATGAATGTATATTCACAACAGCCAAATCCTCTTCTTCAAAGAAGTATAAATTCTCCTTGTTGACATAGCATTCTGAGACAATGCCCGCTCTTTCGATTTTAAAAAGGTCTCCCTCTTTAGCCTCGAGCGTACCTCGTCTCCACAAATGCTTTGGTGTGAGTATGAGCGATCCTCCAATCCCCCAACCCCACATAGTCTGTGAAATTCTCTGTCCGTCTGGTGCGGTTACAATACTTGTAATCTTTACGGTGTTTCTGTAAAGCTTATCTGCTACCTCCATGTTATTCTTGTTGGCTCCCATTGTTATTTTACGGAGTGGTCTTGTGATTTTCTTGATCTTCGATGTCGACACGTCTCCTGATAGACTTTGTGTGAATTTACCGACAAAAACTGGGATCCATTTCTTGTACAAAAGGTAAGCTGCTGATGTTCCACCAACTACAAGGGGAATGAGGTACCTGAGTTTTATACCCAAAAATTCCTTATTACCATA